CCTCTTGGGAGACCTAGACTGGGCGTGTGCATCTAAGGGGTTTGACTTCGGACCGGGGGCAACTACAAGCCTCCCCCGTCGTCGTGCTCGCCTGTGGAAAAAGTTCGGGAACAAATCACCCGACTGCATTCCGAACGCGTTACCCTTGGCTGAGGCTTACTTGGCTTCAGCACCGCTATGGCAGCGGCTCCTCCTTGGACAAGGCGGGTCGATCAACTTGGTCGACTCGAATCGCGTTACCACTGTCCCAAAGAACTACAAGACCGACCGTATCATTGCCATTGAGCCTGATCTGGGGATGTTCTTCCAGAAAGGACTCGGTGCTCTGATCCGTAAGGCCCTTAAGCGGGTGAAAATCGATCTTAACGACCAGGAGCCCAACCAACGTGCTGCCTTTGAAGGTAGTGTTGATGGGTCCTTGGCCACTATTGATCTGAAGGCTGCGAGCGATTCCGTGTCACTGGAACTCGTTCGTGCCCTCCTCCCGCCCGATTGGGTGGACGCCTTGGAGCTATTGCGTTCACCTACCGGAGTTCTTGATTCCGGAGAGAAAGTTCTCTACCGGAAGTTTAGCAGCATGGGGAACGGGTACACTTTCGAGCTGGAGTCGCTTTTGTTTTACGCTCTGGCTTGGAGTTACCTGTCCCTTGTGCGCGCTAAGGACCGTCGTTTGCTGGTATACGGAGATGACATTGTTATGTCCTCCACCCATGCCCGCCCCTTTCTAAATGTGTTATCGTCGTTCGGTTTCCAACCGAATGATAAAAAGACGCATATTGAGGGCCCGTATCGAGAAAGTTGCGGTAAGCACTTCTTGAACGGGGACGATGTCACACCCTTCTATATAAGGGGACCACTAGCGGCGCAGGAGGATATTTTTCTTCTGCACAACAATCTCCATCGCTGGAGTGAACGGGGCTTCGGGTTACGGAAAAGCTCATACCGGCGCCTCTTTGAGGCGAGGGACGGCTTACCGTTAAATTCGACCTTGGACCTTCTGCGGTGGGTTCGTTCGCTAGCTCCTCCGAAACGGCAGGACCCTTCTTTACCCGATGGTTATGGAGACAATGCGTTCATTGGATCTTTTGATGAATGCACTCCTCCGCGCCCCCCTAGCAAGGGAAGGCGTCGACAACCGGTTCAGTGGTGTGGTTTTGTAGCCCACCACTATCCGCGGACTTTAACCGTCTGTAGATTTAACGGTCTCGAGGTCCTCACGGCATCGCTGTGGGGGTTAGAGAAAGCAAAGAGTCCATACGCCGCCTGTCGGCGGCGTGATTTGGATTCCTTGCGTACGTTCTGTTCAGTCTTTACTGAGCGGGACTACACTCCTGTTACATTTATTAAGGAAGGGCCACGTAGGCGTGAAAACCTCGTGGTGTGTGA